CTGGTGGAGTTATTAGTTCTGTCTCAGGAATTCCAATTTCAACTGGAGTATCTGGATTAGGAACAAATGTTTCTACTTTTTTAGCAACCCCAACATCTGCTAATTTAGCATCTGTTCTCACAGATGAGACTGGAACTGGATCTACCGTATTTGGAACTGGTCCAACATTATCTCTTCCAATAATTGATAATATTAAAATTGGATATGCTACAACAGCAACTGCTGCTGGTACAACTACTCTTACTTCTGCAAGTGGAAACAAACAATATTTTACAGGTACACTCGCACAAACAGTAGTCTTGCCAGTAACAAGCACACTAGCTTTGGGAGTATCTTATGAAATTAATAATAATTCTACAGGAACCATTACAGTTCAATCTTCAGGACTAAATACTATTGCCACAATCCCAGCAGGACTTGCTGCAACATTTACAGTTATTTTAACATCTGGAACAACAGCAGCATCCTGGGATTATGAATTTAGTGGATTTAATACAGTAACAGGTACGGGTTCTGTAGTACTTTCAACAAGTCCAACATTGGTAACACCAACATTAGGTACTCCAGCATCAGCAACATTAACTAATGCTACGGGACTTCCAATTTCAACAGGTGTCTCAGGACTTGGAACAGGTGTTGCTACATTTTTAGCAACTCCTACATCAGCTAACTTAGCTACAGCATTAACAGATGAAACTGGTTCTACATCGGTAGTGTTTTCAGCATCTCCAACTTTTACTGGTGCAATTACATCGACATCTGCAACTTTGGCAAGAGGGTATGTTGCTGGAACTGCAACAACATATTCAGTTTTAGCAACAGATACACATATAAGTTGGTCAGCTACAGCTACCACAACATTTACATTACCAACTGCTACATTAGGTAGAGAGCTATATATTAGAAATACAACAGCATTTGCAATAAACTCTGCATCAGCAAACGTACTCCCATTAACATCTACTACAGCTGGAACTGCAATTTTAGCAGCAACTGCTGGAAAATTTGCAAAACTAGTTGGAAACGGAACTAACTGGGTTGTAATGATGGCAAACTAGTTGGTATAAAATGTCATATCAAACTAAAGTTATTCAAGATTATCCAATAGCATTCTGGCCACTAGATGAAATAAATTTCCCTACATTTTCTGTAGCATCTTATAATGATTCAAAATCAATATATAATGAAGAATCTGCTTATAATAGCGATGGATTCCCTTTAGTGTATGCCAGCGACTATTCTGGCAATAATAATATAGCATCATACAACGCAGACTTTGCAGAAAATGGATACTCAATGCCATTAGTTTCTGGCGGTAAGTATGGAACTAGAATTACAGATGCAAATAGTATTTCCTTGCCAGTAAAAATGGGAACTTTTGGAATTACAACTATAGACCCAATAGCAAATCAGTATGCTTCAGATAATGATTTTTCAATAGAAGCATGGATATACCCAAGAATAATTACATCTTCTGAAACAACAATTCTAGCAGACATATCTAATAATATAGGATTGTATTGGGAAAATGGAAGAGTTATATTTAAAGTATCTAGCACAGAAAGTGTAGGGTATATTCCAGAGTATACAAATAAATCAATTCATATTGTTGGAATCTATTCCGTATCGTCAATATCAATAAGTATAGATGGATCTATTGTTGCTACTAAATCTTTATCTAATTTTAAATTTTCAAATTCATCTTTAAATCTGCAAATAGGTCCAACTGCAAATGCTCAAGATAGTTTTATTGTAGATGCACCTGCAATTTATAGATATTCTTTAAACAATAATCAAATTTATAAACATTACTATGCTGGAAATATTTCCTCATCACCAATACAGGTTGTAGAACCAGATAATGGAATTTTATTTAGTTGCCCAGATGCCTCAGTAAAAGCACCATTTGCTTATTCATATCCAGAGTCAAGACAGTGGACAGAATTTATAGATTCAAATACATATTATGATCCTACAGGAGGATATATATCTTTTTATAAAACTGATACATCTCAATCAAAAACATTTATAATTGAGGACGAGTTTGCAATTCCTTCTCAAATAGGACTAAATAGTTCTAAAATTGAGTGGCGGGGAGACTATGGAATAGTAGTCGAGTCAAGTAGTAACGGAGTTGATTATGTACAATGTGTGAATGGATCCTCCTTGCCACAATTTAACAAAACTTCATTTAGTACAGCTGGGAAAGTATGGATAAGAATTACAATGTCTACATCGGATGCAAGTAAGTATCTACCTAGACTATCTATGTTTAATATTAGATTTTATAATAATAAAGATATATATGCTGATAACTATGGAGACAAGATATCTTCTGTATCTGAATACGATATGGGAACTTTAAATTATCCACCATACTCTAGACATGGAATGAATGGAATAAGACCAAAATCTGGAACAGGGTTTGATTTATCTACAATATCATCAATCAAAACTATTGAAATGTTTTTTACTCCGAAAGATCTAGCTGCAACAACTTTGCTATATAGTTTAGGCTCTGGAGGATACTCTACAACTAGATTTGCCTGGAATAGCTCTGGGGTTTTAACAAAAACAAATATTTCAGCTGTATATATAAATGGAGTACTAAATACAAGCATGACTAATATATGGGATATCATGGAACCAGAGGAACCTCTGCATATTATATTAGTTCTTACAAATCCTGCCTCTAACACAATTCAATTTAATTATGAAACAACAGGAGGCTTAGACCACCTATATAATAATATTGCTATATATTCAAAGGTTTTATCTGAGGCAGATTCTGTGTCTCATTACAACTTATATGTCGGAAGAACTTTATCTGAAGTTGTAGAACCAGTCATTACCCTGACAGAACAAGAGCCTGTTTACTATAATAATGACTGGGTGGTAATCCAAACAGCTTAATTTTGTACAAACCATTGACAAAATATGGACTTTGGTTATAAAGAATGGTAAAATAATTGTCATGGACATCAATAAGATAAATACACAGGTTCTAGATGAGGAATCCACACTTGGAATCTATGTCTGGGAAATGCCAGATGGTCGCTGGATTGGAGATGATGATGGCAATTATTTATCTGTTACCTCTAAAAAGGGTAATAAGACCAAGATGAATGCTTTAGCGGATGCAGTCAGGGGTTTTGGAATTACAGAAGGAAGACCTTTATTTTTATCAGGACGTAGAAAAATTGATGACGAAGAATTTGAATATCAGCAGCAAAGATTAAAGTGGGGAATGGTTCCAGATCCTCTAGATATTGGAAACTATAAAGACGAGATGAAAAAACTCTCTGGGGGTAAATAATGGAACATATTGAAGACAGCGAAATGATCTCAAATAATGTAGAGATTTCAAATGCAGCAGATTGGCTAATAGCTAATGCAAATACCACAGTTGAAAAGAATGACCCATTTTTAATTGAAGGCGAAGATTTAAAAAAGGTAAATGGATTAAGTCCAGCATTTAGACGCAAAATGTCTAGAGAATTTCAAAAAAGATTTGAAGGCGTAGATGGAGCTAAAACACAACAGAACTTACTTGCACAAGCTATTACTGGCTATGCAATGTTTGATCTTATCATGCCTCCATATAATTTAGATTATTTAGCAAGAATTTATGAAATCTCTCCATACAACTATGCAGCAATTAATGCCAAGGTTGCAAATATTGTAGGGCTAGGATATGCATTCACGGAAACAAGAAAAACAAATGAGCTTCTTGATGACATTACAGATGAAAAACAATTAGATCGTGCAAGAAGAAAGCTTGATAGATTACGTCAGCAATTAAATGAATGGCTAGAAGATTGCAATGACGAAGAAACATTTACAGAAACTTTAGTTAAAGTATGGACAGATTTAGAAGCAACAGGAAATGGGTTCTTAGAAATTGGAAGAACAACTTCTGGAAAGATTGGATATATTGGACATATTCCATCTAAGACTATGAGAGTCCGCCGTTTGCGTGACGGATTCATTCAATTACTTTATGGCAAGGCTGTTTATTTCCGCAATTTTGGAGACCAAGAAACTCCTAGCCCAATTACATCTCAGGAAGATAGACCAAATGAAGTTATTCATTTTAAGAAATATACTCCAATGAATAATTATTATGGAATTCCAGATATTGTAGCAGCTTCAAATGCTATGGCTGGAAATGAATTTGCTGGAAAGTATAACTTAGACTACTTTGAAAACAAAGCAGTTCCTAGATATATTATTACCGTTAAGGGTGCTAAATTATCACCAGAAGCAGAAAGAAAATTGCTTGAATTTTTCCAGGTAGGTCTAAAAGGAAAGAACCATAGATCTCTATATGTTCCGCTTCCAGCTGACTCTCCTGATCAAAAAGTTGAGTTTAAAATGGAACCAATTGAGGCTGGAACTCAAGATTCTTCATTCAATACTTATCGAAAGATGAACCGTGATGAAATTCTATTAGCTCATAGAACTCCAATTAATAAAATTGGTATTCCAGAAGGAGTTAAATTAGCAGCAGCACGAGATGCAGATAAGACATTTAGAGAGCAGGTTTGCCGTCCAGCTCAGGATACTTTGGAGAAAAAGGTAAATAAAATTATCTCTGAAATGACTGATGCTTTGCAAATTAAATTCAATGAGCTTACCCTGACAGATGAAGATACAATGTCTAAAATTGATGAGCGATATTTAAGAATGCAGGTAATTACTCCTAATGAAGTTCGTATTAGAAGAGGCATGGTCCCACTTGATGGAGGGGATGATGTGGTTGTATTAAAACCACAAGATCAGGCAGAAGTAAGGGCACAGGCTGGCAAGACCAGAAATAGAGATGCTGAAAGATCTGCAAATTCTCCAGATATTTCTGGGGAGGCAAGAAATCCTCAAGGAGATGGAAGGCAAGTCGATTAATAATACTCGACTACTATTTGCCTTTTTATTTGTAAATAAATATAATTAAGCATATGAACATAGAAAAAATGAATTGGTCTTCTAATGGCGAAAATATCGTTTTATCAGTTCCTTTCACAAAAGTTAATCGTGAGAAGAGAACTGTTTCAGGTTTTGCAACTCTTGATAACCTAGATCAAACTGGAGATGTAGTAACAGCAGAAGCATCTATTAAAGCATTTGAAAATTTCCGTGGAAATATTCGTGAAATGCATGGTCCTTCAGCAGTTGGCAAGATGCTTTCATTTAGACCAGAAACATTCTATGACTCAACAAGTGGCGAGTTTTATAATGGAGTTTATGTAGACGTATACATCTCAAAAGGCGCACAAGATGCATGGGAAAAATGCTTAGACGGAACATATACAGGTTTTTCAATTGGCGGAAAAATTAAAGATTCAGAGAATGTAGTTAACAAATCGACAAACAAGCCTACACGTTTCATCAAGGAATATGATTTGATGGAGCTTTCTATTGTTGATTCACCAGCGAATGAACTATGCAATGTTCTTTCAATTCAAAAGTCTAATGGACAATTTGTATTTAAGGGAATTGCAGCAGACATTAAATCAGAAAATATTTTTTATTGTGAAGACAGTGATACTGTGTTTATGTCACAAGAACAGACATTTGATTCACCAATCACAGGAAAGCCAGCATCATTAATTGGTTGGGTGGAAACCAATGATGTAAACAAAGCGAAAGAAATCGAAAAGATTCTTGATTCTTTTAAGAAGTCAAGATTACCGTTGCCTGATACAAATACAATTGCAAAACAGGCAAACGCAGAAGGAGGTAATGACGTGTCAGAAAACACAGAAACAGTAGTAGAGACTGCTGTAGAAGAAACACCAGTTGCAACTGAAGAAGTTGCTGCTGTTGAAGCTGCACCAGCTGAAGAAGCACCTGCAGCAGAAGACGCTAATGCCGAAACTCTGGAAAAAGCAGCCGACGTATCAGAAGTTGTGGTTGATGAACCTGATTTTGCAAAGATGCTAGGCGACCTAAAGGGCTTTTTCTCAGAAACTCTAAACAAGGCTTCTGAATCAAACGCAGCTCAAGTTTCATCAATCAAGGAAACTGTTGAAACATTTAGCAAGAGCGTGGATGTAAGAATTTCAGAGTTGGCAGATCAGCACAACGCCCTAAGTAAGGCGGTTGAAGATATTCGCAATACAATTAATACTGTAGAGAAGCGAGTAGATGCAGTTGAAAATGAGACTGCAATTAAGAAGTCCTCTGACCTCGGCGGGTCACAGGAAGTAATAACAAAATCCAGATCAAAATGGAACGGTTCTTTCCTCGGTTCCGTAAATGACTTAATAAAGTAAAGGTAGGTGAAAAAAAATAATGAGCAATGAAGCATTAGAAAAAGCAATCGCTGCTAATACAACTGCAACAGGAGGCTTTGCCTCAACAACAGGTGGATCAGGTATCCATGTTGGTTCAGAGAATGGCAACGGTGGTTTACTAAACCCAGAACAGTCTGCAAGATTCCTAGACTATATGTTCGACGCTACCGTAATTGGTAAGGTTGCACGTACAGTTCGTATGAAGGCAGACACAACAGAAATCGATCGCATTGGAGTAGGTGAAAAACTTATGAAGCTTGCGACTGAAGGAGATGATACAGGTGCTAACGCAGCAGTAACATTCTCAAAGATTTCTCTCACAACAAAGAAACTTCGCCTAGATTGGGAACTTTCAACCGAGTCTCTAGAAGACAATATTGAAGGTCCAGACCTAGAAGATCATATCGCCCGCATGATGGCAACACAGGCAGGTAACGATATCGAAGATGTTATCCTTAATGGTAACACAGCACTTACATCAGATGCACTATACAAGGCATTCGATGGTGTTGTAAAGAAGGCAAAGGCACATGGTCACGTAGTTGACGCAGGTGGCGCAGCAGTATCACGTGCAGTATTCAATTCTGCATTGAAGGCTCTTCCACGTAAGTACAAGCAACGTCGCACAGACCTTCGATTCCTAGCTGGTTCCAACTTGATTCAGGACTTCCTGTATGCAAACAGCATTGGAACAAACATGACAATTCCTCAGGATATCGCATCAAGCATTATCCGTGGAGATGTTCAGCCTCTTTCAGGTCCTGCAGGTTATGTAGCTCCTTACGCATTTGGTATTCCAATCGTAGAAGTTCCACTACTTCCAGAGACACAGGCTGGTGACTATTCAGGACAAACTGGTTCACATGGTGATATCCACTTGA